CCATGAACGTTTCCACTGCCCGGACAGCCTCGTGCGCCCGAGCAATTGAAGTTATATCAGAAGCCGGGTTCAAAAACAATTGCACCGCCTCGTCGCGGATTTCGGCGCAGATTTCCTTGAATGGCTCGTAGCCCTCAAGCTGCCGCGCCTGTGTGGCCCGCTGGCGAACGTCAAGCATTCGGCATCATCCCCGGCGGCATCATCGGCTGCGGCCCCATCGGCTGCGTCATCGCCTGCTGGGCGCGGATCTGCTGCTCATTCAGGCGAACGCCGGTGTTTGCGAATATCTTGGCGGCCTCGATGGCAAGGTCTTGCGTCATCTTATCCCGCTCGCGGTCGTCCTGCATCAGCGCCTTCTGGTAATCAAGTTGCGATTTCTGTTGATCGGCCATGACGCGCGCCGAGGTCTTCATTTGCTCGACCTGCATGAAGGCCATGTTCGGGTCGGTGGGTTGCGCCTGCTGCTGGCCCTGCGCCGCCTGGGCGGCCTGCATCATCAGCATTTGCTCCATCTGCTGGTTCATGGGCTGGTAGTACCGCTCGGAGTTGCTCAGCCCGCCGTGGCGCAGAATGTCGGCCAGCGTGTTGCGGATGTTCGTCATGCTCACGATGTTGTTCTGCGGCCCGTAAGCCTGCCAGATACCCATCTGCGTCTGCAGCGTTTCGCGCAGTACCATCGCCTTTTCTTCGTGCTTGTTGGTGCCGATGCCGACGTTCACCGTCATATCCGCGTCGGCAGACCATGACCGCGGGTCAACAGGCACAAACTCGCCGTTCACGCGCATCATTTCCTGGCCGCTGATGTGCTGCTTGGCCAGCTTGACGATGATCTTGAACGCCTGCTTGAACCCGCCCTCGGCCAGGTGGCGCGCGATGAGCTCTGAGACTTGATTAGCGGCCTGCACAGCGGCATTCACGCCCTGCGCGGTCTGAGACTGCAGGAGGTTGGCATCAAGCCCCATGCCCGCCCCAGAGACGCCCGTCTTGGCCCTGATGGCTTCGTCGTAGTAGGTGATAGCCGGAAGCAATCCCGTGGCCATGCCGCCGATCGTGATTTCACGCAGGGCGCTGACATCGCTGGTGCGGATGACCGCGCCGATCTCGTTGTTCAGCACGTCGTCCATATTCACAAGCTTGGAATTGACCACCATCCTCGGGTTGTTGATCAGGGACATGTTGTCCAGCAAGCCCCGCAGCAGGGCCGTGGCGGCGTCTTGGTCGTCCATGATGATTTCCACCAGCGAACGGCCAAAGAATGCGTGCGCCTCGGGATCGACCTCGAACACGGCGAACGGCATTTCGTCGCAAAGTTCGTAGTCAAGCATTTCATAGCTGCCACCGCCGCAGAGGAACTTGTAAAGGCGCGGGATTCCCGTGCCCTCGATGTCCATCTTCATGTAGGCTTCGGTCAGTGTGATCTTGCGCATCGACGGATCGTTGGCATCCTCGTCGGTGTCGCTGGCATCCCAGCCCTTGCGCTGCAGTTCTTCTTCCTCGTCAACGCTGCCGTCGGTGGTGCCGGCCATGTCGTAGACTTCCTCGAAGTCGAACCCCATAGCCACCACATCGCCCACGCGCATTTCGGCGCTGTGGCCGCAGACGTAGGCGTCCTGGATGCCGGATGCGTTCCGGTCCACGAAGAAGTCTTCCGGCGCCACCGCGTCGATGCGGATTTCCTTGCTGCGGGTTTCCTTGGCAACCTTCAGGTCATACATCGCCGGCATGATCGACATGCCCATTTCGTCGATGATGGCTTCCTGCGTGATTTCTTCCTCCAAGATTTCAATCTCGGGGTCCATGCGGAGCAACTGCACCTGATCTTCGGTCAGGTCGCTGTATTCATCGATTTCGATGGTGGCGGGTTCGTCAACGTAGACCTTCCAGATGCCGACCTTCTTTTTCAGCGCGTCATCGATGGCGTCAGACAGAATCTGAAAGCCGTTGTTGCGCTCGAAGACGTAGGCCGCGTAGTTTGTCTTTTGCTCGGCTTCCTGCACGGCCTGCGGCTTGCGCGGGATGAACTCCACCGGGCGGCCGGACTGCAGGAAAACCCGCATCAGCGACGGTTTGACCGCGCGGATGGTATCCCGGCACTTCGTGGCCACAACGCCCGATCGGCCGTCTTCCGATGACAGGTCAACCTGGCCGTCGAAATACTTTTGCGCCCTGATGCGATCCGGCGCAATCTCGGCCTCAATGAAGCTGACCGCCTCCATAATGGCATTCTTGACTGTGTTCTGGATCTGGTCGCGGGTCAGCTTTTTCGGTTTCATCTTTACCTCATTGCGCCAGAAGGCCGGGGAGAGCCAAGAGACCGCGCATAGTTTGGGTCGCGCCACGATTTATTTCAGCACGGCCAGGATCACTTGCAGCAGCGGCAGAGCCCATACCAGCCCCGCCTACGGTGTACTCCGATTTCGGAACGGGTTGGGCCCCGCGAGTGGCAGCAATGGCTCTAGCGCCGCCGAATGCTTCCGTAAAGCCCTTGGCAATCGGAATGCGCAATAGGAACTGGGCGAGGCCAGTGCCGCCAACACTTGAGGCCAGCTTTTGGATAATTCCGGCGGCAGCGGCTGTCGTGTTCGACGTATTGGCCAGCGTGTTGGTTGCGCGCGATGCCACGTTTGCAAACTGGCTGAACAGATCCTGCTCGCCCTTAGTGAACAAACCGTTGACCACGCCAGGGTTCTTGGATGTCAGATTTTCCCATGCTTTTTTGAAGTTGACGCCGGAAATTTGCTGTTCGCCTCCGCGCATGGCTCCTCGGGCTGTGTCCATCAGGCGAATAAATGCCTCTTGCCGCATGGCATTCCATTGGTCTTCCGGCAGGTTTTTCCTAAGCATCAGAAGATCACGCGGCAGGCCAGTTTTTACCGCCAAGCCATTTATCGTGGCACCGAATATGGCATCGGCGGCTTGCTCTGGTGCCACCTTTAGCACGCGCGCGCCGTCCCGGTTTACCTCCTCGGTGAGGAGGTTTAGCACCCCACCCTTGTCTTTCCACTTGGACGCGAAATCGGCGTAGTTCCTGATCGCCTCGCCCCATTTTGCGACGGCCGTGGGGTCGCCGGCGAGAAGCGACTGATCAATTGCGTCTGATATTTTCTGGTCGAACGCTTCAAGCACTCTACTGGCAGCCGCGCTATCGACGGTCGGGACGCCCTTGCCCAAGCTGGTCACCTGCTGCCGCCAGTTCATCATCTGGGTGATGTCGCCCGTAGATGCTACTTGGTCAAAATCATCCAAAAGGCCCGCAACTTGCGGTGCGGTTCTTGGGCTGAAGCTAGACCGATATGCTTGCCGCATGGAATCAGCCACGTCCAAGGCCGCACTTGGGTCAACCACGGCAGTGCTGGCCCTGGCTTCCGTATACAGGCCAGAGGTCCTAGCCTTTTCTGCTTGGCGTGTTGCCAGAAGTTGGGCTTGCGCCGCCTCTCCGCCGGCCCCGCGAGTGATGGGCGCAGACCCGGGGCGTAGACGCTCTAATATCTGGTCAAGGTTTTGGCCAAGGGCCTCCTGCTGCTGATCGCGCTGCAGCTTCATCAGGGCCTCGGCGGTTGTGCCATACCCGCCCTTGCCCGCGATGTCCTCAAACAGTTGCTGCCCACCGCTGCCGCTGATTTGTCCGCGTGTCAAAGGCACCGGGGTCGGCAAGCCTTGCGACATGGCCGTCGCACCAGCTTGAGCCGGGTCAACGCCGGATCTGACCGCATTGGATATATCGGACGCAACAGCCGCAGACACTTGGCTTGGGTCGAGGCCGGCCGACCGCACCATTGCCGCGTATTCTGGCAGCAAGTTGCCGGATGCGTCGATGATGGCCGCAGGGCCGCGCGACCTGGCCAGCGCAACAAGCGACTGCACCGTGCGACCGAGAATTTCACCGCCAGCGCCGCCGACCATGCCGTAGGGAATGTCAGTCACCTGAAACGGCGCGTCGGTCAGTTCTGAACTAGCCTTTTCAACTAGTGCGGCCTCTGTGCCTCCGATCGTGGCCCCGCCGAGCAGGCCACGTGTCGCCAGGCCGAGAGCCTGCAGACCTTTTGCGACCGGGGTGGCCAAAGCCGCTGCGCCTGACACCCGCATGACGTCGGACACGTCAAGGCCCTTGGGGTTCGGGTAGAAAAGCTGCGTGCGAGTGACGTTTCCAGATTCGTCGCGCAGCGGCCAGCGTGCGATCAGCGTGCCGAACTTGTCTTTGTCAAAGGTAACTTCCGGCTCAATCTTTTGCAGGCCTGCCTTTAAACGGTCAGGTGACATGGTTGTGCCAAGCAGCGCCGTCATTTGCGCTGCTTTTTCAGAGGATAGGTTAAGCGGCAGCATAAACGGGCCGGGGATGGCCTCCCGATCGGATCCGGTCAGAAAGGCTGCAGCATTGCCGAACATGCCCCGCTGTTCAGGGGGCGGTGCCCCGACAGCCCCACCCAGCATCTTCTGCAGCGCGGAAAACGCCTGCTGCTCGGTGTCTGCGGTGACGACATACTTGGACCCGTCAGGCGTGGTCAGTTCAAAGTCAGCCATCAGTTCACCTTTCGGATCGTTACGCCGTCGATGACGACTGGCTGTCCAGCGCCGCCACCAGCCCCGGGGACAACGCCTCTGCGCACTAGTTCATCCATACGGAGCGGGTTGGAGTATGAGGGGGAAATAGTGCCGGCTTCGCCCGCTGCCGATCCAGCACCGATCTGCATTTGGCGTTCAGCGCGTCGGCGGGCTTCGGCCTTTTGCGCGATAGTTTCCTGGCCCTCGCCCGGCATCGGGAAATATGTTTGGATTTCCGCAGCCATTTCCTCTGGTCCGATGACCGCGCCAGATTCCTTGCGCAGCTTGGCCCGCACCCAATCACGCTGCGCTTGTGCAACCTGTTGCTCAACTGGATTCAGGGTGTAGCCCTCAAGGCCCGTCCCGAGAAGAAGCGTTTTTTCAAGCGGGATTGTGACCACGTTGGCCCGTGTTTCGATGTCTCGCAAGATGGACTCTGCTGCCGTCATGCGCTGCAGATACCCAGCCCCGGCAAGCTGCCCCTCAGTGGGCGGCTTGCCCCCACCGACGCCTTGCCCTGTGCCACCAACCTGAATTGTGGTTGTGGTGCCGTCCGGATTTGTAATGGTTTGCGTAATGCCTTGGCTCGGCGGGTTAAACGGGTAAAACTTGCCCTCGTTGTCAAACTGCCCAGCCATAGCGCCGTAGCGCGCGGCCTCCTCTGGCGTTGCATCTCGGAACCCAGGCTGCGGGTTTTGCAAGTTTTGCAACTCCAACTGCGCTTTTTGCAGATTGATTTCCGCCATCGGATCCGCCGGCCTTTCACGCGCCAAGGCCTCGTTGACTGCAGAGCCCGCGTCGATAGATCCTGCTTCCAAAGCAGACGCCAGATCATCATGCCCGCGCGAACGCAGCCACTGCGCCGTGCGGTTCGCCGCTTGCTCTTGGCCGCGCTGCTCCTGCCGCTGGCCCACCATGGCCGCCAGGCCCTGATCCGGGTTCATGCGCAGGCTGTTGAAGGCCAACGCGAGGTTGTCCATCAGGCTACCGCTGCGCAGGCCCTCGCCGATCTTCTGCCCGAAAGTCTGCGGCTGTTGCGCCTGCATATCCAGAAGGCCCATGCCCGTCCCCTTACTGCTTCTTGTGACGTTGCCGCCGCCCTGCCCGCCGCCCCATGCTTCCCACGCCTGCGGGCCTTGGTTTTGGTAGATCCACATCCCGATAGCGTCTTGCAACTGCGGCGTCATAACCTCGTTACCGGTCAGTCCAAGGCCCTCCTTGGCCCCGCGCAGGGTCGTCCCGACAACCTGATACGCGCCCATCGGCGTGGCCACTCGGCCAATTTGGCCTTTGACGCTTTGACCATATGGACCGCTCGGATTTGCAAATTGCAAAGCCTGATCGACGGTCATGTCAGTCAGATTGACGCCGGAAAACTGACCGCCTGGGCGGTTGGCATATCCGAAAAGCGCGTTGTAATCCCCGCCGCTTTCGCCGGGGAAGACATTGCGCTTTAGTTCGTCAACCGTGATTGCCATGCCCTACTCCACGAACCCAGCCGCACGACGGGCCCGGTCCATCAGCGGGCGCAGGGCACGCTTGAGGATGGGAGCCTTGCGGACGATGCCGGCGAACCATTCCCCGTGCTTGGCGTACAGGTTCAGGAGCCACTTCGGGGCGTCGTTCAGCAACCATGTTCTGAACTGAACCCAGCGGCCGTCTTCCTCGCCGTAGACTTCACGCGCGACCCAGCACAGGCCGCCAAGTATCCCCGCGCCAGCCGTCAGGTAGTCAAATAGCCCCGGTTTTCTGGTCGATGTCTGCGTCTGCGTTTGCTGACCGGTTTGCGACCCGCCCAGTGCTGCCAAGTATGTGCTGAGAGCGTCTTGCGGCGCGCCGGTGAACCCGCCGAACTGGCCCTTGGCCGCGTCGATCAGCGCCTGATTCATGGCTTGCTGGCGCTGGCCCTCTTGCGATTGCGTGGCGCCGATCTGCTGGCCGAAATTGAAGCCTACGTTGGACAGGTCGCCGAGTTGGCCAGCCGCCCCCATGCGTTGCTGAGCGCCCTGCAGCCCAGCCTGCTGGTTCGACATTTGGGCTTGGAGGCGATTAGCGATGTCCTGCTGAGACGCGCCCAATGCGGTATCGAAGCCCTGTGCCCGTAGTTGCGAAGCAAGTTGCCCGCCCTGTTGCGCAAACCCTTGGTTGGTAAGCGCCTCAGCCACACCTTGGCGAGAGCCGCCAAAAGCCCCCGCTGCCGTGGCTTGAGCACCCAAAGCATTCATTTGCGTTTGACGCTGCCGCTCAAGGTCGGCCATCGAAGTGTTGATGACCTGCTGCGTGTACGGGTTCATGTAGGTGTTGATGCCGCCAACGGCTGTCCCCGCGTTAACCTGCTGCGGCTGGTATCCCATGGCCGCCTGCGTGCCCTGCAGCGCGCCTGTGTAGGCGTTGGCCGACTGGTTGTAGACGTTCGGGCCGGTCTGGGTTTTCGGGGGCATTCCGGGTTGCGGTTGCGCGGCTGGCTGCTGGAACAAAGATTGCGTTTGCGGGAAACGGGTTTCTTTTGGGTTTGTCCCAGTTCCGGGCGTATAATTAGATCTGAAGGCATTGGCCACATTTCCGGCCAGTCCTGGATTTGCTGCGCCGCCCATTATTTATCTCCGCCCACTTCCGCCGCGCGATGGCGTGCTTGATGTCTTTTTTTCTGCTGGTTTGTTAGCCGGTCTTGATGCTGGCCTGCTCGTCGCTGCAGTGCGGCTGTCAGAAACCGATTTCACTGTTCTGGTCGATTTTGACGCAGGTCTATCTTTTTGCGTAGGCGCGCCTTGCGGCTTAGACGTAAGCCTAGCTGCGGCTTGGTTCAGGGCGCTACTGGGATCGCGCGTGTTGACGCCACCCGGAAGGCGCGACGCCAAATTGCTGGACGCGATGCGTGATGCTGCCGTATTACCGCCGTTGCCCTGCGCGATCCTATCAGCCGCAGTGCTTCCGTAATCACGCGACGCGCCAGACCCCTGCGGCGGCCCCTCGCGCATGGGCTGACCGTAAGATTGCGGCGCGCCGCCCATCGGCCCCCCCATCGGCATGCTGGTGATGCCAAACGTTCCGGACCCATTAAACGGTGCCATCAGCTTGGCGTATTGAGCCGGATCGCGCATCTTCAGTTCATTCACCGCCTGCTCGTAGAGCGGGAATGCGCTGTAGCCGCGCGTTCCGTCGGCAAAGGTCTGAACCGTCGGCATGCCCGCGCCAGGCAGTGGCGATGCGCCCAGCCCGAAGGCTGATGATGCCTGGCTAGTGTTGAACATGGCGGCTTCCTGCAGCGGCGTCAGGGCTGCTACGTCAGGACCGCGATACGGAACATAGCCAATGCCAGCCGCCTGCTGGCCGCGCGCCAATCCGCTTTGCGCTGCCTGCTGCAGCCACTCAGGAATTTCAACAGTTGAAGTTTGGGTCTCACTGCCGCCGCCAGCCATCAGATATCCTTTTCCATCGTGACCAGCGTCGGCACGAAGCCTAATGGTTTCGCCGCCCGCTGCCAGCCGGGCCGACCGGCAAGTGTCATTGCCGTGCAGCCGCGTTCCTTAGCCCAGACTATAGCACTTTCCAGCATGTCGAACAATTGGTCCATTTCCCCTGCGCCCAAGAAGACGTGAAGCACTTTTTTTTGGGGGAAAACTACAATTTCAGTGACAGCGCACCCCCTTTCTCCAAGCCACAACTGCATGCGGCCTTCGCCGATAGCGTCCACGATGTCTTGGTAGACGTGCGTGCCGCCGCTGTATTCCAGCGCGGCCTCGATCCAGTCCTGTATTTGCTTCTGGTTTACCGTCACCCCTGCACCCTCACGATATTAAGCGTGATCGACGGGGCCGACGGGGCGTAAGCCGTGGCTGCGTGAGCCTTCAGGCGTCCGTTCGTGCTGGACACGGCCCACATCACATTTAGCACGTCTCCCGCGGCCACGCTAAAGATGGCCGTGCGGGATACGACGAAAGTCGCACCGTTGTTGTGCAAGCTGGCGACGATGGTGCTGCCGGTGATGTCGATCGTGTTGATCCTGGGCCAGAACCTGAAATCAACCTGAGACGCTGATGTGCTGGCGATCTGAGCCGCGAACGACAGCGAATACAGCCCGCCCTCGGCAAAGGTGATGTCCGTCAGCGGCGAGCCCGTCAGCGTGATGCCCTGCGATGCGATGTTGTCCAGCGGAACCTTGTATGCCGTGTCAACCACAGCAGCCGTTACGTCAGCGTCTTGGCCGAAAATGGCATAGCCATCGGCAAGCACGATCTGCCGCCATACGTTATTCTTGGACACCACCGGGTATCCGCCGACCGGATCCCATAGCAGCGTGCCGTCCTGCGTTGCCGAGGCGTCCGCGTCCTTGAACGTCAGGTTGTCCCACGTCCGTGCCAGCCAACGGCGCAGGTCATTCGCCCACGCGCCAAGGTCTGCACTAATCGGGGGGACACCGAATCTCACCGCAAGCCACCCTGGCGAACGTCAACGCGCGGCACGCCCCACCGCCAGTCGGTGTTCTGCTCGCCCGTCACGCGCATGGACACTTGCCGACCCGTGAAGCGCAGGTCGGTCGGGTTGGCCATCGAATACGGCCCGTAGGTGCGTTCGGTGTCGTTTGGGTGGAAGCGGGTGCGGAATGTCGTCGTGACTTGGCCTTGCGTTTTCTCGTCCGGGATCAGCATCAGCGCGCTCATGACGTTATCGCCCGTCGCAATCTGGACCGGGCCGCTTTCGGCGTAGACCTCGGCCCCGCCCGTCTGATTGCCGATTTCGTGGTTCACGGCCAGGCCGGCGGGCGTCATCCAGATCGGCGTGGAGAATATGCCGACGTCAACGCCGCTGGTGCGGGCCATCATGCCCGTGCTCCAATGTTGCTCCTGATAGTTGTAGGTGACGTATCGGTCGTTTTCGATGCTGCCGCTCGAGGGGTAGAACCACCAAATCTCGTTGAAGCGCGCGTTGGCCACGGCTGCTACTTTTGAAATTTGCGTGAGGTTGATGTCGCCGAAGACGTAATCCGCCACATCGCAGGGCAGGTCTTGGACCGCGCCGCCGGAGTATGTGTGGAACCCGCCCGGCCCCATCCAGAACACGCCGTTGTCCACCGCAGCCGCGCACAGGCGAGACACGGCGCCGCAAGAAGATCCCACGCGCTCGAACCCGTAGACGAACGGCGGCCCTTGGTACGTCGCCGAGTGCGCGTCTTGGTCGGTCAGGATCAGGGCTTGGCCACGCGTCCGGATGCCGAGCATAATCTGACCCGACGTCTGCAACTCAATGTCGCCCGCCTCGTTCGTGGCCAGCGGGGTCCAAGTCGTGTTGTCCTCGCGGTCAGACCACTGCACCCGGCGGAAGTTCCCGCCCGGGCCGAAGGCGAACAGGAACCGCTCCTCCGTTACCATCAGGCCATCGCAGCCCGTGGGCGCGCCACTGATCGCCACGGCATCGTTGGCCACGTTTAGCTGCCATTCCAGAAGGCGGCCATCATACGCGTTACAGGCGACGAGGTATTCGCCCCAGGTATCCAGCGACCACGTTGAAACGAGGCTGTAGTTCCCCGTGTCCGGTCGCGTGATGCCGTAGGCCGCAGTGCCATAAAACCCGCCGCCGTAGCCAATATTAACCGCTGCATCTTTAGTGCCGCCGACAAAAGACCCCGGCGTGATGTTCGTAATCGTGTTGCTGGCCAAGCCCACGAATAGGCCCAAGTGGCTGCCCGCAGCAAACCACCGATCCCCGCCAAGGTCGCGCCAGGCCAGCGCCCCACGCAGCGGCTGGTCCGTCACGGTGACGCGCGTCAGCCACCCGCCGACCGGGCGCATGGTGCCTTCCGTCCAACGCACCAAAGAGGCATCACGCCAGCGGCCCGCGCTCTGCAGGTCGGTGCCGTTGCGGTAAACGCCTGGCGGAACTTGGAGCGGGATCAGCGGCATGTTTCTACCAGACTGTTGTGGGTGACGATGCTGCGCAGGAGCGGTTCATCATTTACTGAAAGCCAGTCTATCACATCATCCCCGCCAAAGTACATCGCGGTGGACACGTCGCAGAAGTCACCCCTTGGGCTTGCGCACCCAGGTCCGAGCGCGAGCGCGCAGAGCATCAGAAGGGAGAGCCTGAACTTCATTCTCGATTTCCTCCGCCTTGCGCACGGCCGTAAGTGTTTCCTTGGCGTCTCCGCTGGATCGCCGACCGATGGTCAAAGCAAACAGGACGACCATCACGATCAAGACTACCGTGATGGTCAGCAGTGCGATCATACCTTCTTCTTCGAATAGATCGACCAGACGGCTACTGCGAGCGTCGTAATAGCCCCGCCCACGGTCATCATGGTCTGGGCGTCAATGAGGCCCTGCCCGACGAAGTAGCCCCCTGCAGCGGCCACCAGCGCGCGGACGATGCCGCCGAACTGTTCATGTGTCATTTTGGTTCTCCTTTGAGGAATGTAGCCAAACGCGACATGCGCGACGGGCTGGTTGACTGGGCCCCGTACCACTTCGGTACGCTGAACCCAGGACAAGCTTTTTTTGCATACTCATTGTGGCCGCTGACCTTCGTGATCGTCGGGTAATTGGTTTTCAGGTGCTCAATCAAATCCCGCAGTGCCTTGTCCTGCTGCGGCGTGAAGTGCTCGGCGAACGCATCCGTTGAGGCTGACCCGTGGCCGCCGAACAGGCTGATGCCGATCGTGCCGGTGTTGTGGCCTTGCGTGTGGGCCCCGACGGTCTGCAGCGGCCTACCGGCTACAACTGTGCCGTCACGGTCGATCAGGAAGTGATACCCGATGTCGGACCACCCGCGGTCTTGAAGGTGCCAGCGCCTAACCTCGGCCACCTTCTGCCCCGTCGTGCGTGTTGACCACCAGTCGGGGCGGGTTGCCGTGCAGTGGACAATGATTTCATTCAGCGGGCGCATATCACTCTCCGAATACCTTGACGAGGAAGGCCATCCCCGCGCCCAGCACCAGCCAAAAGCCCTTTTCCAGCACCCGATCAACCACGCCCCGCTGCGTGGTGTTTTGCTCAACGCTTGTTAGACGCCCGTCTAACGTGTCGTGCCGGAATTCGTAGGTCTCCATGCGCTTGAACAGGGTAATCATGCGCTCCTCAATCCGAGCCATGACGGTGACAACCTTGGTCAAGTCGTCAATCTTGTCGCCAAGCTTGTCGATTTGCTTTTCCATGCGCTCGAATCGAGGTTCTTCGGCCACGATGTTATGCTTCCAGCGCAGCGATGCGGGCCTCAAAGGCGTTGATCTTGGTAAGAGCCTCTTGCAGCGCGGCGGTCAGGAGCGGCACCATTTTGGAGTGGTCGATGCTCTGGTAAACTGGAGCGCCATCTGCATCCACTTCGTCTTTCTGACCGACAACCGCGTTCGGAACGACCGCCTGCGCTTCATGGGCAAGGAAACCGTCCACTGGGTTGGCGGGGTCAGAGATAAAGTTGAAGTTGCGCGGACTAAGCAGCATCAGGCGATCCGCTGCGTCGGTGATCGGGGCGACGTTTTCCTTGAGGCGATAGTCCGAAGATGTGTTGTAGGCCGTGGCCGAGGCGGTAACGCTGATGTTACCAACGCCTGCGTTTTGCCTGCGGAAAGTTATAACTTGGCCGTCACTTGTTATCCTATTGAAAACGCTATTATTTGCGGAGGAAAGATAAAACTGCCCATCGCCAGAAACCTGAAACCCAACCGTATTGTCGCCGCTGTTAAAAGTCGTCCGCCCCACCAGAAACTGACCGTCAACGGTAAATCGTCCACTCTCGGTGCCATTGTTGAAGAAAGCGATCGGGGCAGCATCCTCAGCTTTTAGGGTAAAGCTGCCAGTGCCCCGGTGGTTGATGCTGGTATCGGCGTTTGGCCCGGACGCTCCTCGGATAAATCTGGCCCCATAATTGACGTAGGTCGCATCACCGATAAGATCGATTGTGGCGTTCCCGTTCCCTGTGCGACCTACCCCGACCTGAAGGGATCTAATCTCGGTAGTTGCGCCGACCAACTGCGCGAAGCCAGCATTGAGACGAAGTTGCTCTACGCCGCCTGCCGAGAACCCGAGATTGTCCGCAGCAACTGAATACATCCCAGTGTTGAGGTCAGTGCTGAAAGTGTACGCGGGAAGCGCGGCGCTGCCCACCAACGCCTTGGGGCGTGCCAGAAGCGTGTCAACGCTATCTAGGTTGGTATTGATCTTGGTGCCCCAGGTGTCGGCACTTGCGCCAACCTCCGGTTTGACCAGGGCGTAGTTCGTGGTTGTTGTGTCGGCCATATCGCGCCCCTAATGTGCGTTTTCGGCAGACTAACACACATAAGTTTGTCGCGCTAGATTGCTGTGCCGTGGCGTTTGGTGAACTCGTATCGAGCCGAGGCTTCAGCGCGGACGGCCTTGGCTTCGTCAATGCTCTGGAAGCGACCGAGGTGGATTATCTTGTTGTCTACCGTGATTCGAACTTCCCACTTCCCGCGGGATTTGACCCAGGACACACCACTGACACCGCTCGTGTTGTCGCGGCGCATCTTACTGTTTCGCGAATTTTCTTGCGGAGTAACCACTCGCAGGTTCTCAATCCTGTTATCCGTGCGGATTCCGTTGAGGTGGTCGATTTGATCGCTTGGCTGCTCACCATGAAAAAGTGCCCAAATAACCCTGTGAGCTTGCAGTTGCACGTTATTAACACTGCCAGTTCGATAGCCATTTCCGCAAACAGCGGTGAACGCTTCCTTGCCGGCAAGCCGCGTACGCCAACTATTTGGCATGTCATCACAGTCAAGCCAGAACAGTTTTCCTGTCTCCGGCTCATACCGAAGGCGCTTGCGCAAGTAATCGACGGTTGGTAATTCTTTTGTAGTCACGGCGAACCTCCATTCGCTTGTTGATCAGGGGCGAGATTGACGGTTGCAACGTCTCTCGCCCCAAAACTTTAATAGCTTGCGCCTATACCGTCAAGGATGGTCTGTGCCGTCAGCGCATTCTCATGCGCAACGGGGAACCAAACCTGGCAGCAGCGGTTTCGTCCTCTATTTCGCTCATGGCTTGAGCCAACAGTCCGGCCCACACCGCGAGCCGAGGGTCCTCGCGCAAGTATGGGGCGCTATGTATTAGCGATCCATAAAGATAAACATCAGGATTATTGGTCAGCAGCCAGTTGGTATCGCCGTCCGCCGACAGCGCCGTGATCTTGGCGTAGTAGGTAATTTCGCCTGTGAAGGACGTGCTGGGCGTCGGGAACAACTCGATGTCGGTCCCGTTGTGGGCGAAATAAACGGGCGCGTCGGTCGTGTTGTCGATGGCCGTGCGATACCGCGTCAGGTCGTCCATGCTGATCTGCGTCAGCACCCGGATCGGGCTGGCGTCCATCGTGATGCGGATCGTTTCCAGCCAATCGGCGGGCAAGGCTTCGAACTGCGCGTCGATCGTCAAGCTGCCCCGCGTGATCTGGCGGTGCGAGCGGATCTTGCGGTTGAACTGCGCCTGGGCCAGCGACACGAACTGCGGGATGACCGAGGTAAGATCCTGCCTGTCTAACGTGTCCGCGATGGCCGTCTTCAGCGTGCCGAAGTTTGTGATGGTCATACTGCAAGCTCCGTGATCTGAACGCCGCCCCAGCCACCGCTAAGATCGCGCGTTTGGTTCTTGACGCGCTTTTCGTCAGCAAGCCATTCCCTTAGGTTGGAAAACTCGGTTTCAGAAGCGGGCCTAACGCTCTCAATCTCGGCGAAATAATTGACCAATTGCAGCATCATGTCTGCATCTGGACCAAAGACAGCAATATTGTCTGGGCCGTAGTCTTCGTATGTGTTGAGCATGTAGCCGATAGTGGTCATTTTCCGCCCTTAGCCTTCATCATGCACTTGCCCATGGCTTTGCACTTGGTCGGGTTCGGGCAGCCCTTGCAGGGCTTGAATACTGGGGCTTTCATTTCTTAGCCTTTCCTGCCTGGCTCAGCGCGATGGCGACAGCCTGCTTGCGCGACTTGACGATCGGCGCCTTCTTCGGTCCCTTCGGGTCAACGCCCGCGTGCAGCGTGCCCTTCTTGAACTCGCCCATGGCCTTGGAGACTTTGGCGTCGGCTTTGGTTGGCTTTTTCATTGGGGGCCTCGCTGAGGAATTGCCGCTACCCTAGCACAATTATAGCACGCCCTTCAAGTTTCTGCGCAAGGGCGTCTTCCAGTCGTCCTCAACGGGCCGATAGCCGACGAACAGATACCGTGCGCTGTCGGCGCAGTGCGAGTTATGGTCGTGCCTGGGCCGTGATCGCCACGTTTTAGACCGCTCGTCCCAATCCCGCTGATACTGCCGCAGCGCCTCGGTAAACCGGATCAGCTTGCTGTCGATGAACGTGCGCGCCAGCCCGTTGCGCACAGCCTGAATGCCGTCCTCGATCGGGATGTTCGGGGCGATGATGATGTTCCGCAGCCCGAGGCCCTCGAGCGTCTCAACGCGGGACAAACCGCTGCCCAATTCGCGCACACGGGCGTCATGCGGCAGGACGTGGGCCAGGTAGGTGTAGGGCTTCTCGGACATCAGGCGCGCGTAATGGGCCAGCCCGTGGCCGCTGTCCTCGATGTGATCGATGATGCGAACTTCGTTGCCGACGAACTGCGCGAAGATGATTGAGGTGGAGTCGTCCATCCCTAGGTCCCAGGCCGTCACAACGCCAACTTGCGGCTCTGGGATGATGTTCCTGATCCGACCATCGGCGGTCAGTTGCTTCATTTCCTTGCCGTAATAGGCCCCGATGATGGCCGCCTCAAAGCTGCACTCGAACTCTTGGTCATACCGATCCGGGCCGATGGTCTTCAGCGCGTCGTTCAGTTCGATCTGCGGAATGACGAGCGTTTCGGATGCGGGCAGGACAAGCGTGAACCAATTGTCGTCGCGCGTGGCCTTGTCGTAGATTTCCCAGAACTCGTTCTTGCCTTTCGGTGTGCCGATGAACGTGGCGCGCCCCTGCCGATCGGCTAGCGCTGGGCGGATGACGGTCGGCCAGGCGTTCGCCGGGAAGTCCGCGGGCTCGTCCAGCACAACGTCATCGAAATACAGGCCGCGCATCGAGTCGTAGTTGTCGGCGCCAAACAGGCGCAGGCGCGCACCGTTCGGGAAGTCGGCCCGCAGTTCGCTTTCGTTGTAGGACATGCCAGGGATCGGCGCGGTGAACTGCTTGATGTAATCCCAGCTAATCGCCTTGGCCTGGTTGTAGTAGGGCGCGATGTAGCCGCAGCGCACGTTCTCGCGGGGCGTCGTGATGGCGGCCCGGATCAGGTCATTGATCGCGCCCACGGTTTTTCCAAACCGGCGATGAGCCACAATGCAGGCAAACCGCTCCTTCCGATCATGGAACGGCTGAAGCTGCTTGCGCGGCGCGTAGGGGATTTCAATTGTCGGCATTTTTCCAGTGGATGGTCAGCGGGCCGTCATTGCTGGTCAGGTTTACGTCCTGCTTTTCACGCCAGCCCGCGCGGGTCTTCATCCAAAACATGGCTGCGGCCTTGCAATCGGCATGCGTTGCGCCCTTGGCGATGGCCTGCCCGCTGGCGAGACTGAACAGGTATTTCCCTACCGTGGCGTTGGCCTTTATAGAGGAAACCCTAAGTTCTTCGGGGTAATACTTGGCCAGCGTGGGCTTGCTGATCCCGATGTATGTGCCGATGTCCTCTTGCGTCATGCCAAACGAGGCAAGCGCTCTTACCTCGGCGCGTGTTTCGTCTGTTGGCTGGTGAAGCGGCGTGCTCATGCTGCCACCCGCTCGGCCTTCAGTTCACCGAACGCCTGGCCGGTGGACTCAAGCGTTGCCGTCTGCCCGGTGAAGTCCTGCCAGCGGGTGATGATGACGTCGCAGTATTTGGGGTCGAGTTCCATCATGTAGCAATCGCGGTCTGTTTTCTCGCAGGCGATAAGCGTGGAGCCAGAGCCGCCAAACGGCTCAAAAACCACACCCGTATTCTTTGCCACGATGCCAATGCCTCGCTGCGGCAATTCTACCGGGAAGCAAGCCTTATGGTTTTCAGCCTGCGCTCCCGTGTTGCTCACCTGCCAGAAATTGCTTGTGACCTCTTTCACTGCAACGGGCTGCTTGTTGGTCGAGAACACATAAATCGGCTCCCAGTCGCGCATCAAGGAACCCTTAAACGGGATGGTGCTGCTTTTTTTCCAGCAAACCTGCTCCACAAGATACGGAAGCCGGTTGGATATTTGCTGAATGTATTCGAACCGAGACTTTGCGTTGTAGCTGACATTCCAAAAGATAAAGCCGTCCGTCACGGCGAAGCATATTTCAAGGACAGAAGCTGCGAAATCAACATACTCTTGCGATGGCAGCTTGTCGGAATATCCATCCGCGTAAAGCTTAACGCTTTTCTTCTTGTTGAAGATGTCGCCCTGCCCGGCTTTTGCGTCTGCGTTGTAGGGCGGCGAAGTGAACACCATGTCCGCCTTCTGCCCCGCCATCAGCCGCTCAACCGCATCGATGCTCGTGCTGTCCCCGCACATCAGCCGGTGCCGCCCAAGCAGCCACACATCGCCCTCGACCGTCACCGGCACCGCAGGCACATCCGGCACGGCGTCGTCGTCGGTCAGGCCCTCGGTCGGTTCTGCGAGGAAGTTGGCAAGTTCGTCGGCATCGAAGCCGGTCAGGGAGAGGTCGAAGTCGGCCAGGTTAAGATCGGCCAGTTCCACCTTCAGCATGTCGATGTCCCAACCGGCATCCAGCGCCAGGCGGTTGTCGGCAATGACGTAGGCGCGCTTCTGCGCTTCGGTGAGGTGCGCGGCCTGCACGGTTGGCACCTCGTCCAGACCCAGCTTGTGGGCCGCCATGAGGCGTCCGTGGCCTGCGATGATGCCGCTGTCGCCGTCCACGATGATCGGGTTAAGGAATCCAAACTCGCGGATGCTGGCGGCGATCTTTGCGACCTGTGCATCCGAGTGGGTTCGGCTGTTGCGGGCATACGGGATCAGCGATGCGACCTTGGCGGTCTTGTATTCTGGCGTCACGTCAGCCTCTCATCTCGACCATCGGCCGGTGGATTGAGTTTGCACCTTACAGGAAATCGGTCAGGAGGTCCACGCCTAGCTGCGCCGCGAAGACTCCAAAAAAATGACCCAGCCGGGGAGGAACGGCTGGGCCAAGTTCGAGCATGACCATCAGAGAGAGTATCGCAGTGTTAGCATGGGACTGGGCGAAAAGCAAGCCTGCGGTCCCCGGTCCCCGAAGTCCTCGAAGTTTAGTAGGTTCCTAAGGTTCCCAGAAACTGTAGACTTGCGGACGGCAAACCGGGGCTCTCTACAGCCCTTTTCTACAGTTTACCATTTCCCTCTAATCTTCTACTTTCTTCGAGGACTTCGAGGACTAAGAGAATAAGCAACTGAAAACAAAGGAAAAAAGCGGTCCCCGAAGTTAGTCGTTTCGGGGACCGTTTCGAGGACTTTGGGGTGTTTCGAGGACCGTTTCGAGGACTCAGAACGGCACATCCCGAAACTCTTCGCCCACGCCGTAGAACGCCTGCACCCGACGCTTGGCCTCGATCTCGTCAATGCGGCCCGGTTTTGTCCAAACGTGGTGCTTTTGGCCGCGAACTTTGTAAACATTGGGGACCGTTGGTTGGTACCCGATCTCCCGAAGTATCTGCCCCAACGCCCGCCCGGTCGGCAGTTCACCCTCGCTTTTGAGCATCGCCTGCGCCTTCAACTCGGTGACGCAAATGATCTCGTCGCTCAAAATATCCGAGCCCTGATCTTCGATGAGGTCACGAATCAGGGCATGGTCATCCGAGACGTTGGCCTCGACCATGCGACTAAACGCCTTGGTTCGGGGCGCCCGGCCCTTGTGATCGAAGCCAGCCGAGATGGCATAGTCTGACAGGAACCGGGCCATCGCATCCGGCCGACGATACACGCAACCATCAAAGAGCGTCTTGAAATACTCCGCCAGCCCCTTGGCGCCGCCGTGATCGACCTCCATCGCCTGGGTGTCGTTGTGCGCGGAAAACAGGACGCAGAACCTGCGATCCGCGTCATTCACTGGGATCGCGTCCTGGTGGTTGGTGAGCATCATGTACGAGCAGAAGTTTGGCGCACCCGAGTACGATGTCTTGCCCTTCGGGTTGATCGCCAAGAAGTCGTTGGTGATCGCCGGCTTCATGATGTCCATAACGGCCCACTTGTTATGACCGCTGACCCTAATCTCCTCGACGCAGCCAACGATGCCGCCGACGGCCCAGTCGTTGTAGTCGGTCTTCAAGCTGCTAGGAGACACATCCTTGGTATTCTCGGCCCCAATGATACGCTGCAGGATATTGAAGAGCAGCGTCTTGCCCGACCCCTGCACGCCCCAGATCAAGAGCGCCCAGTTCACGCGCTGCCCCGGGCGCTGGTAGACGTGCGCCATCCAGTCCAAGACCAAAACCTGCTCAGCCTTGTCGGGGAACGTCCACGCGATGTGACGCAAGAACAGGTCCACGACCGCCTGCCCGTCATCGTCAAGCGTCTCACAAGGCGTCACGCCGCCACGCCGGTAGGTGTTGAGAGCCTGGAACCCGTTACGCTCGCAAAAGAGTTCGTCCGTGTCAGGCATGAAGAACAGACGATCGACGGTCTGCAGGTGAACGTGGTTGATCGCGTAATCCGCAGCGCGGATCTCCGTTGCTATGACTTCGGCCTCGCGGGAAAACTTGGCACTGAAACCCTTGTCGTTGATCGCCAAGGCAGGGTTTTCGACGTTAACAAAGAGATTGTCCGCCGTGTGATAGCACCACCCGGAAAGCCACGCGGGGACATCGTCAGCAGTGCCTTCACCCACGCGCCCGCGCTTGATCGGCTTGAAGGACGACTTGACTTCGCGAAGGCCCATTCCGGCGTCTTTGGCGTAGACCTCATGCACTGTTTTGGCTAGAAGGGAGCGGATATCTGGTGAAAGCTGCATCTCATTAAGCGCCTGCACGCGCTTTTTGAATGCCGAGTAGGTTTGCCTGTCGCAGACTTGCTCGGCTTCTTTTTCAAGCGACAATGCGACAGGGCCCGCCGCGTCAACGGTGACGGCGCGAGATCCGCCCACTGCAGCAATAATCGACGCCATTGTCACCGGGTTGTTGCGGCCCCCGAAGCTACGCCACTTCACGCGCATGTGCTTGACGTCGTGCTTAGGGCTTTTCGCCGACCAGTTGACCCACGTCTTGAAACCTTGGCCTTCCGTCTGGTGGTAGATCGCCATGCCGACGCGCAGCCAGGCGTCATAGTCAAGGTTTTCGGCCGGATAGCTGTCAAGCAAGGCCGCGACGGCGTCGGCTGGTATGTCGAGGGGCTGCGACGCAACGGCGATTTCAAGGTCGTCCGCGGCCTCGCTGACCGTGCTGAAGCCTTGAGAGATGCGCCCCTCTACCGCAGCGGGCACGGCCCACGGGCCCCCCTGCTGCGACATGTTCCAAGGCTCAACCCCGTGCCTGTGAGATGCCAGGAACATCAACTGGCCGACAATGAACGAGCATTTATCAAGGCCGTTTAGCCCAACAGCAGCGGCGATATCTTTAACGATAGCTGGGTATTCTTCTGGCGTTACCGACCGAGACAGCGGCACGAACACCCGAAAGCGCGGGGCTTCGATGGTATGCCGGAATGTCGTGTAAGCTGTGAATGCGCAAGGCAATCCCAAGGTCAGCGCTAACTCAATATCGTCAAGCGTTGTGCCTTCCGGTAGTTCATCATAGTCCAGCGATGCGATGGTGCGACTGCCGATGTTTTCGGCGCGACCGGCGGAACTGTCAGCAAGCAGGCCACCGATTATGGCTGATCGGTTTGTGCTTTCATTTTTGTCGGTGTAACCAACTGATTTTGTCACAACCTTTGCAAATGCGTTCCAAGGTATCTCGCGCGTCTCTGCCGGATGGTCGTATTTTTTGAGGTAAGTAAACTTAACCATCATCTCGGTCTCCGTTCGCATTGTGGCGCAGCGCGCCAATCACTTCGTTTGGGTCAAAGCGATACTGCCCCGACGGCAGTTTGATTGCCGGTACGGCCCCGCTGTTGGCAAGATCAAGAAGCGTGTTCTTGGCCACCCCCAGCAAGCGCGCCATTTCTGATGACTTCAGCATGATCTCTCCTTGACTGTTGCATTGCGCATATTGATATGATACGACACAGAAAGCAACAGCTAAACGGAGACGCAAAATGCTAGAACAGAAGATCGAAGACCTAACCCGCGCGGTCGAAACCCTGACCAAAACCATTGCGGCAATGTCGCTTGCGCCAGCAACCGATGCACCAGCGCCAAAGCCGATCACCGTTAAAGAGGGCCCGTCCACTGCCGAAGAATCCGCTGCCCCAAGCGCCCCGTCTGAGCAGGACTTGAAAGACTTGACGCTGGCGCGTTCGCGCGAAGGCCATAAAGACGCAATCCGCGACAAGCTCACGAGCCTTTACGTAAAGAAACTCGGCGACCTGAAAGGCGCGCAGGCTGCTGAGTTTTATCAGTGGCTGAAAAAACTGGGAGGCAACTGAGATGGTCGCCCACGCAAAACTCGGAGCATCCAACGCGCATCGCTGGCTTGCCTGCCCCGGCAGCGTTGCCGCGGAAGATGGCCTTCCCAACACAAGCAGCCCGTTTGCCGAAGAAGGCACGGTGGCGCATGAGTTGGCTGAATGCGTTCTGAACATGGCGTACCTTCCGCCAGAACACGTTGAACTAAAAGACTGGGCGGCCTACGCCACGGTCAAATCGAACGAGTTTCTTGATCTTTACGAAAACGAAGTGATGGCCGACTTTGTGCGAGTGTATGTGGAGTACGTCAACAATCTCGCTGCCGGCGCTGATCACGTTGAAATCGAGGCTCGCGTAAGTTACCAGCAATGGGTTTCTGGGGGCTTCGGGACTGCCGACGCGGTGATCTTGAAGGGCGAAACGCTTCACATCTGCGACCTGAAGTACGGGATGGGCGTCCGTGTTGACGCGGAGGAAAACCCGCAGGGCATGCTTTATGCGTTGGGTGCGTTTTATGAGTTCGACATGCTTTCTGACATTAAGCATGTGCAAA